TGAATAAACCAGAAAACGGAAATCCACAACTAAACTCTATCAGAAACGAATTCAATGAAAGAGTTGACAAAAAACTTATTCTAGGAAACTCAAAAAGAATAGCCTGGAACAATTTTAGAAGGCATAGATCAATTTAGTGTGTAGTATTAGTGACCCAAGTATCTAGTTTGTGACCGTTACTATCATAAACTTCTTTTCTGTTTGGTTTGTATGTTTCTTTTTTTTTGTCTCTTGCAAGAAGTAATAATATTAAATAGCCACAAAGATCTTTCACTGTATCTTCTGTGTCTACGTTAATACCATTGTTTCTAATTCTAGAAAGTTTATCATCTATTCTAGCACATAAAGAGTTTACCGCATCACCATCAGAAAATATATTGATAGGGTTTAATGCAGAGTCTCCATACTTACCATTTTTTTCTACTAGTAAATCTATTATTTCTTTACCTAGTATCTTGATCTTGTCTGTTGATTTCATCTGTTATATCTTTTAATTTTTTATCTAACATTCTAATTGCACTTGTTCCTGTTCTATAACCCTCTGACCATATGTTGTGATATGTACGAGGAAATAAAAATTTAATTAATTTAAGTTTGTCCATATAACTAAACCTATTATTAACACAAATAATGCACATGCAGATATTCCAAATACAATTAAGGACTCTCCTTGTTTTTTTGGAGATCGACCTTGATTAGATCTCCATTGTCTAAATTTTTTCATAATTTCAGTTTTAATATAAGCCCTACTAATTCATAGAATGTTCAGGCTTATTAATTTAGAATGTTAATGCATCTTTTTCATTAACAAAATTTTCTACTTTATCAGCATGGTTATTTTGACCAGCAATTTTACCATCAGCATAGGTAATTCTCCATGCGTTAGCGTTTGCAGTTCTTAATTCTCCATTTCTATCAGTGTATGATCTTAGATTTACACCAACTTTCACTTGGTCATTTACTTTGTAGTTAGCAAACAAACTTGCTTTCTGACCAATAGCCTCAACAGGATAGTCTACAGGATACTGTGAATCTCCTCCTAGTTCAAGCGTTAATACTCTTTTTTCCAAATCTCCATTTTGAGTTTGGATGGTTTGTGTATCAGAGATTTCTTTGATACGACCTTGTAATTCAATTGAATTGCTCATAATTATTATTTAAAAGTGTTATATATATTCAGAAGTTTTACAACCTCTCGCCTCGAGATATTCGAGGACTTGTTTTACTATTGAGTTTACATAATTAACATCTGAAACTAATTTATTATCAATCAGTCTCATTTCTTCTGCCTCTTCAGGCGTATTATCTACAGAAACAATTTGCACATACTTGTCATTTGCTTCTTTTAAAATTTTATCTACTTCAGGTATTCTCATTTCGTATTTCATTTCATCCATAACTAAGGTGTTTTTATAATTTGATTTTTAATTAACATTTCTAATAACTCCATAAAATCTTCCTTATAAAGAACACAATACTCTCTACCTCTTGGAACCTTGTGGAATATCACAGGATAGTCGGTTTGTCTTACCTGCATTTCTTCTAAAACTTTTCTGTAGTTAGGATTTCTAGAATAACATTTTGCCTGGACAGCAAAATCTCCTGTATACATTAAGTCTATACCTTTATCATCCATCATCTTAGATCCATATCTAGATGTAACACAATTAGTAAAACCTAAATTGATAAAGTTTTTTCTAAGTTCTCTTTCGTAATTGTGTCCTTTGTTTCTGTTTTTATTTCCCATGTCTTTTTTTTTCCTGCCAATATTTATTATTGTAACTAGATATGTGTTCTTTATTATTGTCTCTCCAGTTCTGATTAGTCTCTAAATATTTTTCTCTGTTAGACTCTACATATTTCCTTCTTTGAAATACTCCAAGAGATACCCCTTCAATCTCAGAAGGCTTATTATAATGTTTTTTCCGATACTCCTTTTCCTTTTCAAGGTTCTCCAATTTTCTCAATCTTGATCTTTCTTTTATCTTTTCCTTATTTTTAAGATAATGTCTTCGGCTTGATGCCTTTTGATCTTCTTTATTTTTGTAAGCCATATCCTTTTTTAAAATCTAATCTTACATAAACCGTATTTCGGTTTACAAAACTTTTTATAGTGTCATAATCTGTAGAGGTATGAAACCCTCCTAATAATAAATAGTAATCAATACCATCGTTGTTCGGTCTTAAAAAATAATCTTCTTTGTTAGGTATAATTTCATTGAGTTTTGCAACTCTTAATAAATTTTCTCCTTCCTCAAAAGGTTCTTGCTTACCTACTTTTCCTCCCCATCTATTTCTATTCCATACAACTTTATGTAAAATCATTTTACTGTCCTTGGAATTTTGGAAATTGGCTTGGTGATTCTGTCTCATATATTTCGTTATAACATGTTGTTCTTAAATTGTATTTAAATTCTTGCATTCCTGTCTTACCTGTAAACCTCCATCTCACTTTCCATACATGCACTTCTACTATTTCTTTTTCAAAATCTCTATATACTGTAATACCGTTATCTACTTTATTGAAGAAGTGGGAGGAGCCACTTACGCTGTAACCTGAAGCGACTTCTACCTTCCCATTCTCCTTCTTTAGTTTTTGAGGGTGTGCAACTAATACAACACCACAATCAAACGCTTCTTTAAATATTTTTATTTTTGATAATTGCAATCCTGTGTACTGATGCTCATTCATTCCTCTCTCTATCTTATGCTCTACAAAAGCCCAATTATCAATTATAAGGCACGATATACCTTCTTTCTTTACAAGTTCCTTACCCTTGTTTAAAATGCCTTCTACAGTCAGGTCATTGTCTTTTAAATTAATAAAAAAGAAATGCTTATTGACAAAGTCTATTGCTGGTTTTAGTTCATGTTCCTGAACACCATCAGATGACCCTTTACCAAAAGGTTTTCCTAAATACTTTTCTATAAGTTCTGCTATGTGTACTTTAATTGGTTGCTTCTCAGCAGAAAATATACCAAACTTCCAACCTCTTTTTGCAAGTCTTACTATTGCCTCATCTACAAATGATGATTTACCATGTCCAGGAACTCCTGTTACTAATGTAAACTCACTTGGTCTCCATGTCAGTAGTTTGTCAAAGTTGTCAAAACCAATCTCCTCTCCTCTTGGCATACCATAATTGTACATATGATATACTTCATCACTGACATCTTTGGCTTTACTTATCCCCTCTAGAGGGAAAGGCTTTGCAACTTCAATGCATTTTACTAACTCTTCTGCACTAAATTTTAACAATACATCGTTAGCATCTTTACAACCTTCAGGGTAAGACACCAACCAAACTTTTTCTTTTCCAATTCTTCTAGACAATTCATCTCGCAGTTTAATTCCTGGAGCATCGTTATCTACTGCTATATAAACCTTATCCTTTTCTTCGAAATAATCTATAGAATTATCTAGGTATGAAAGGTTTTGATTTCCTGTAGATGCGCCATTTGGAACACTACAAGCAAACATTAATCTTTCTGTTAATGTCCCAGCCTCATAAAATGATAAGGCATCAATCTCTCCTTCAGTTATTATACACCATGAAGAATCTTTAATAATATCTAAACCATACATTGTAAGTTCAGATCCTTTATTTAATTTAAAATTCTTTTGAGCGTCTCTAAATTTTATATTTATTTTTCGTCCTCTTTTTAAGTAATTAAATTGAATTACATTAACTTCTTTTTGTACTTGAGGCATATACTCTAAACCCTCTGTAACACCATAACATTGTAAAGTCCTTTGACTTATTCCCCTACCCTCAAACCATTTAACTATTTTACTTGTAATAGGTTTAGAGATGGCAGTAGGCAACTCATATTCAGTTTCATATTCTTGAACCGAACCACTTGTCCCACAATGATGACAATAATATGTACCTTCTTCAGGCCAAACCCTTAAACACTTTTCACTCTTATTTTTTTTTCTTGTATGACTACACCAAGGGCAAGTAGTTTTAGTTGGTCCGTCATTTTTAATGGTATTAAATCTAATACCAAGGTCATGTAGTTTGTCAATAGTTTTCATATTATGGCTATGTGCTTTCGTTCTTTTATATGTGTTTTATTATTTAGAGACCATTCATTATATTGTAATAAATATTTTGTCATGAATTTATTTCCGAAAATAGTTTCAGGTGTTACAGAAGATTGATATTGTTCACTCCAAGTTATCTTACAAAACTTAAACACCTCTACCATTATCTCACCAGTAATTTTATTTCCGTTAAATGTTTTATTTAAAATAATTTTAAACCTATCGTTATAAGTAGATGGATTATATTTTTTATCAAATGTTAGATTAATGTATTCAATAACATCCTCACAAACTTTTTTATAGTTCTCTTTTAAAACCTCTCCTCCTGTTTCAGTCACTACTAAATCAAACCATAGTGTAGTTGTTCTATATTTAGGATTAGATTTGTTTCCTATATTTTCTATAAGACCTTTATCTATAAGTATAGATACACATCGTGTTATATTTCGAGTAGAAATACTTAATTCATGTGCAATAAATTTAAGAGTCTGATTACAAAAACCTTGTCCTGATGTATACTTATGTATTAAGTCAGCAATAAGATAAGAGTAAGGCGTAAGGTCATGCTTCCTCATAACAGAATATATTATAGTTGAGGATCTGATCATTTTAATAATATTTTATGAAACCATAAACTTGGATTCTTTTTATTTTTATGTGACTCTAACCTACAAGAAAGTTCTACAATGTCATTTATTCTTATCTCATTTAATACATCAAGTTTTTCATTCCATACATGAACTGCTACATAAGAATCCATTAAAGTCTCTATGACAATGATTTTAAAAGCATGACTAGCCTTATCACTTGTGACTTTATTTTCTTTAGATATGTACCTCACCTTTCCATTGATGTCTATATTCATTATATTTTATTTTGTATTATGTCTTTAAGGTTAACAGTCTTTTTAAATTCATGTCTTATGTAATTGAGTATCAAGTTTACTTTTACCTGGAATCTCTTTGCAGTTACTGAATCATTTTTTTTATCGAAACTATCTTCTAATATTCTCAAAAATTTATCCTCCATAAAATCTCTTTCGTCCATACTAATAGATAAAAAATCTTTCACAGATTGATTATTGAATCCATACATAGAAGCAACTCCAATAAATATACATTGACCAAAATATGAGTTACCTTCTATAACTTGATCTACCTCTAAAGTCCATCTGTTTTTCACAGCCATGTTTTTTAATATTCCTTCTCTTATGTTTTTTAATTCCATTTTAAAAATTTACTTTCTGTTTTAACACAGGATTATACTTTACATTAAATGTTTTTTGCCAGATAATTTTTCCCTGGTCTCCAAAATCAACCTCCTGCGCCCCTCTCTTTACCATAATAGATTTAATTTGTTGAGCAATTTGTTGTTTCAAAAGCCTAGATTCTTTTTCTCTATCTCTTTCTACACAATACATTGCAGACAACTGATGTAGTTCTTCCGAAGCATCAATTTTTGTCCTATTCAATTTAGATTTGTGTTTATCTGACAAGAAACTATCTAAATCAGGCTTATATCCATCTTCTACATTAGGCTCTAGATGTGCTATTTTATTATATAACTCATTTTGTCCTGTGTTTGAAGGATATGCCTCTATAATAGTTCTAGCCTCTTGAACGGACTCATAAAACTTATAAGTTTCTTCTATGATTGTATCTTGTAAATCTCTATTTCTATCAATAGTAAATACATCCATGTGTCTACCATCTTTGAGTAGTGCCATGTCACAATATTCTACATCCATTACCAACATATATAATTGAACTTGTGCAATGTAGTATGGAGGAATACCTCCTTGCCATTTGTCAGAATTAAAAGATGAGATTGTTTTTATTTCCAATATCCCCTTACCTTGTCTTTCATCATGTCTAAGTATTTCTCTATCTAAGTTTGCAAATAACCATGGATACTTATTATTAATAAATATAAAATTCCTCCGTCTGCAAGTTCTTAATTTTAACCCTTGTTTGTAATTGTTTATCATGTCAATTGGCTCACCTGACCAGTATTGCCATAAATCTGCTACATAGTCTTCCAACAATCTTCCATGGAACATAACCTCATTATCTATTGTATGAATATTTGAAGTTCCTAAACTCTGATTCCATCTATTTATTTTTGATGTCCAAGGGTTTAATCCTAATATAGTAGAAGCATCACTTCCTCCTACCATACCATCTTTTACTAATCCCATTCTTAATTCTACCCATTCATCGTAGGTTAAGTTTCTTGTTGATATTTTTTTTAACTTCATATTCATACATTTAAAAAAAAGGGAGGGAATGTCAGAAGGTTTGTTGCCAAAGACATTTGTTGTTGGTTTGCCCTCCCCTTAATTAGTTGGTTATTTACTTGCTTGTTTTACTGCTTTTGCAGATTTTCTTTTGTTGATTTCTTTTTTTAAAAATGTCATTTGTGCAGAAGTAAACTGCTTTGAGTAAGATTGTAGTTTAGACTCTACAAGATTATGGTCAATATCTAAATGATCTACCATTGCAGAAAATTTTTGATTTACCATATCATTCAAATCATTTGCATCATCCTCATCCATAATAGAATCTTCTCCACTATCGTGAATACCCATTATAAACAATGCTCTGTTTAATGCACCTGATTGACATTTTTGAAATGAGAAAGGCTCATTTACTTTTTTGTGAGCAACACCATCAGAAATTGGTCTATCATTCTCATCTAGAACAATCCCACGCATAACAACGAATGTGTCATCAATGTGTGTAATCTCTGTTTTTGTAGTGTGCTTAGGGAAGTATTGATTGAAGTATGATAATCTTTCTACCCATGGTACGATTTCCTTTTTACCTGCAATCGTAATTTTTTTAAGTTTTCTTTTTAGTTTCATTAAGAATATTGTTTAAATAAAAATTGATTATATAATATTTTCGAGTGTGAAACATTATAGTTTCCCAATCAAAAATCCATCCTCTAATACGATGCTTTACACATAGTTCTTCATGATGTTCGAGCAAGAAAAGTTTGAAAGGTTTAAGAGGATATCTTTTCCTATCATGTATAATCTCTTTATTGTCGAAATCAATTCGGACCATGTATTATCGTTCATAGAGTCGTGGTTTAATGAATGTAATTTACGATAAATAAAATGGTAAATTATACGTTTGTAAATTAGTTATTAACTATGCTTTTAACAATTCGTTAATTGTATCTGCCTGTCTTTGTTTGGTCTTTGCATCTGTGTGGTCTGTGTA